ACAAACGGTACAAAACACAGTATCACAAGCGGCAGCGGCAGCGGCTGCAGCAGCGGCGCAGGCAGCAGCCGATGCAGCAGCGAAGGCAGCGGCAGATGCGGCCGCAAAAGCGGCAAGTTCATCCGCATCTTCAGCGGCAGGTGCTGCGGCAAGTGGAGCAGCTACAGCAGCAATTCCACCACCACCAGTCGCTCCACCAACTGTAGCACCATCAACCCCTCCACCAACGGCATCAGCCCCTCCACCAACATCAAGTAGTAGTTCTACTCCACCACCGGCTTCCTCATCAGGAAGCAGTAGTTCTGGAGGTTCTGGGAGCAGTTCTGGTAGTGGTTCATCTTCATCTACAGAAACAAAGACTGAAACCAAAACGGAGACTAAAACTGAAACCAAATCTGAATCAAAATCGGAGAGTAAATCGGAAAGTAAGACTGAAGAAAAGAAAGAAGAAACAAAATCGGAAAGCAAAGAAGAAAAGAAAGAGGAATCTAAATCGGAGGAGAAAAAAGAGGAGAAGAAGGAAGAATCTAAAGAAGAAAAGAAAGAGGAGAAGAAGGAAGAAAAGAAAAAAGAGGAAAAAAAGAAAGTAATAGCTAATCCAATGATGTTAGCTAGTGATTTGGCTGGTACGGAAGATAATGAAGGAAACTACGCAGTAATGATGAGTGTGGGTGTATCTAAATCATCTTTAATGGGAGATAAATCATATTCAGCTACCGCACTTATTTGGAGTACTTTAAATCAATTCGCATTAAGTGGTGGTATTACTAAGATGGATTTTGAAGATGGGAAACTAAACGCAATACATTCATACGGAACTACATTTGCATATCTTAAAGGAACTATAATGAACCTTAATGGATACACTTGGATTAAACCTCACCCTAAGTACGGAACATTTGGATACAATGTGGGTGTGATTACTTTAATGATGCAAAACGCAATGACTGGTGGATACGATGTAAGTTTAAGTTCATCTTTAGTAGGATTTTGGATGAAGCCTTACACTTATAGTAGAAAGGTTACCCTAACTCCGCAGGTATTCTTAATGCAATCCCCATTAGCTTGGAATACGGTGACTGGTGGAAGTACTGTGAATAGAACACCGGGAGCAATGATAGGATTAGGATATGATTACAAATTAAGTAAAAGATTTGGATTTTCAACATCCTATAAAGCGGCAATGTCATTCACACCTGAATTTTCTTTATTGAATAACTTCCAAATCGGGTCAAAAATGATATTTTAGAATAAATCAATATTTATACACATAAAATAATATATTATGAAAAAATTGTTGAACTTTAAGAATATAGCAATCGCAGTATTGATTATATTCGTTTTATTGGAGTGGTTTAACCCAGGTGGAGTTATGCCAGGTAAAAAAGTATTCATAGCTGGTAAGGCTTATGAAGTGATTAAGCATGATATTGATACTGTTGATATTGTAAAGACTAAAATAGTAACTAAGAAAGGTGAAGATATCTACCATGAAACAATCGTAGAGAAAGAAGTAATCATTCCAGCGGTTATTGATACTATGGCTTTATTAAAAGACTATTACTCAAAAGTATTATACAAAGATACATTAGTTTTACCTGATTCATTAGGTATTGTTGCTTTAAATGATACTATTTCACAAAACAAAATATTAGGTAGAACTTTCAACGCAAGTGTTAAGCAAAGAACTATCAAAGAAACTACAATTGTAAAAGAATTACCAAAGACTAAATTATTTTATGGTTTAGAGGGTGGATTCAACAAAGCAGATTTTGTAAGTTCAGTAGGAGCTGGTGTTTTAATCAATACTAAGAAAGATAAGATATACCAATTGGGTTTAGGCGTTACTAATCAAACAACTGATGGTACAAATGGTGGATTCACTCCATATGTAAGAGGTGGTGTTTATTGGAAACTTAAATTAAAGAAATAAGATGATAAAATTAATGGGTATTGTAACTGGAAAACCTAAAGTAACTGAATCTTTAGATACTAAACAAATAGTGGCTAAGATAGCTAAACTAACTGATAGAAATGACCATACCGGTTCTGTAATAGAATTAGCAACATTTTTAAATGATACTAAGTCTGTTAAAAAATTACAGGCAGTAGAAACAATACATACAATAGAAGGTTCAATGCCAACGGAGATTTCTAAATATAGAAGTAGTGTATTAAAAGATTTGATGGATAAATTTAAATCAAAGTATGGTTCTGATGCAGCTAAAGAATTAAACGGAGCATTTTAATAATAAATAATATGATAAAGTTAAAAAATATACTAAACGAAGAAACTATTTTAGTTCGTAGAGTGGATAGTAAAGCAGTGGAAACATTTTTAAAAAAATATCCAAAGGTTAAGCAAATAATGACTACATTAGCTCAGAAAAATACTGATTTAATGAGAGGATATAAGGCTTTCTTAAAATTCAAAGATAAGCAAGAACCATATTTAGGTGGTAGAGGTGAAGAAACATCATCTGCAACTTTTGGTTCTAAAGTATTCTATAAATACGACTTTGGCGCAGTTAAAGGTGGATGGCCTGAATTGTATCAATACATATACACACTTAGATATGGTGGATTGGATGGAGCTAAAGTTGAATCAATAAACGAAGCATCGGAAGTAAAATTCAAAGAATTAAAACCTATTCAACAAAAACAGGTTGTGGCATTTCAAAGAGTAATTGGTGCAGACCATTCTCAAATTTTTGCTGGTATTCACGGAATGGTTGTAGATATTCCAGCAAGAGGTAATTTTGGAACTGGTTATCGTTTTGGAGCTGATACTCTTAAAAAATTATTAGCATTAAAGATTCGTTGGGTTGAAGCGGATGGTGATGTAATTTCAATAGGATTTTAATATGAAAAGTTTAAAAGAAGCATTTGTAAAAGGACAAACTTATGGAGGAACTGCTTGTAAAGGTGGTTGTTTTATGGGTAAGGAAGGTTTAAAGAAGATAATTAAAATATCTAAAGAATTACCTAATAACGTTTTTATGTTTAGAGATGATAACTACTCTGGATTACAACCCCACTTTATTAAGAATGGTGTAATAGCAAAAGCAAATACAATTGGTAATCCATCATATGATTTGCAAAATAAAAAATTAAGAAACTTAAATATAGGTAAAGATGTAATTCTTTCTGTTAGATTATTTGAAGGAGTTAATGAATCTATAATGACAGAAGGGGTTTGGTCTAAAATTATGGCTGGTGTTCGTAAAGGAAGTCAATCAGGCCCTTGGACAATTGTAATAATCCAAAACAAAAAAGTAATACATCAAGAACCTGTAAAAGTTAAAGATGCAATTCCAGCATCTTATGAAGGAATGAAAAGAAAGTTCAGAAATGCGGTTTTAGCAATAGAAGATAAGCAAGGACAAATAGTTTATTCAGAAAGAATTTAAGTATGAAACTTTCAGAGTGCATAATCGTATCTAAAGAAATTAAAGATAAGTTTATTCTAGCTAAAAATAGAGATAGAGCTTATAATCCATCTTTAGAAATCGTACATACTATCATTGATGGTGTGGAAGTTGCATATCTACATGATTTAATAACTGATTGGAGTGAGGGTTTAAATGAAAACGGAATTGGTGTTGTAAACTCAGCACTATTAGTTGGACACGATGAAGCTGAAGCTAAGCTTGTAAAAAAAGCTGGTAAACCTGGACCTGATGGTGATAAGATGAGAAACATCATTAAGCAACCTACTTTAATTGATGCAGTACGAGCTGCACTATCATATAAGGGCAAGAGTGGATTATCTCTTAAAGGTCATACATTTGTATCATCTACAAAACATATGGTTAGTATTGAAACTACATCAAAGCATAAGCCTGATGTTAAACTTCAAAACTCTGAATCACCTGTTGTTCGTACAAATCACGGACATATGTTCACCGATGCTGGATATACAAGCGGTGAGAAATATTTAAGTTCAAAAATGAGAAAAATATCAGCAGAGAAATCAGTTGATAAAGTAGAAGATTGGAAAGAAATAGCACAAGCTATGAGAAAGGAATACTTCCCAAAGAAACCTCAATTGAATATGAAAAGAGATACGGAAGAAATGTCTACATCATCTCAAACTGTAATGAATCTGACAGACCGTATATTACAAATAACTTACTTTAAAGGTAAGGTAAACGAATTCAAAGGTATTAATAGACAATTGCCTGAAGGATATCAACCAAAGATTACAATTGAAGTAATCCCAGTTTAATTTCAACATTTTAATAGAATCATATTTATATACATACAAAATGTAAATATATTAATATGTCAACAGAATTTGAATTATTCAAAGGTAAATCATTAAGTGGTCTTTTTGAGGATATCTATAACAATCAAGTTTCTAAAAAAACAAAGATTAGTGCTCTAATTGAGGAACTAAAGAAAATGGTTAGACACGCAGGTGATATGGGAACTTTAGGTCCTGTGATTGGTGGGCTGATTGATAGTTCAGTTAGAAACGATGACCAATTGGTTAAGTTAGCAACAATAGCAACTAAGATTATAGCATCTGAAAAGAAAACGGAAGGACAAGAAGGATTCCTATCAGCATTTGAGAAAGAACAATTACTTAAAGATTTAGAAGAAACAAAAGAGCAAGTTGAAAGAGTTGATGATTTAGAATTTGAATTAGATGAATTAAAACAAAAAATGAAATAATATGGGAGGAGGTTTAAGTTCGGCTAGACTAGGAAACAGTATATCAATAGATTCATCAGATTCAATAATATTAGAATCCCAATTTGTAAATAAATCAGGAACAGTAGCTATTGTTTATGATATTATTATTGATGATTCGCATCCATTAGCAACAAATAGTTCTTTAATAGGAGCTATTAAATTCAGAAAAAAAAATAATATAATTACTGATGTATCTCAATTGCCAATAGCATATCCATTTGATAAAAATTTTAAAAATATACCAATTATAAATGAATCTGTGGAAATACATGAAAGTAGTCCCGGATTATATTTTTATAAAAGAATTACACAAGAATACAATCCAACAATATCAGCAGTTAAAAATGCTATATCTAATAATTTTCCAGAAAAAAAAGAAAATACTAATCAATCTAAAGAATATCAACAAAGATTAGATACTAATATTCCCAAAACAAATAAAAGTAATTCATCTTTGTATAATGTGTTTGGTAAGTATTATGAATCTCAACAAAATATACATAAATTAAAATTATATGAAGGTGATAGTTTAATAGAAAGTAGATTCGGCCAATCAATTAGATTTTCTGGATTTAATAATGCAAAAAATAAGTTTTCTCCAACTATAATAATAAGAAATAGAGAATCATCTAATAATATAAAATTAGGAGAAACACAAAGTGTAGAGGAAGATGTGAATTTAGATGGTACTATAATAGCTTTAACATCTGGAGAACACCAATTAGGGTTTATACCAGGCACAGTGGATGATAAAGGTAAAGGAGATTTTAAAACAAAACCAGAATCATTTGAAGATTATCCAACAAAATTAATTGGTGACCAGTTACTTTTAAATTCTGGAAGAATAATATTATCTGCAAAAAGTGGAGAAATGATATTCTATTCAAAAAAGAATTATGGATTTATATCAGATGGTTCAATGTCAATTGATAACCAAGGTGGTATTGATATAAGTGTTGGTGATAATATTAATATTATAACAAATGATAGAGATATAAACTTTGTAACTGGAAATGGTACAATGTTTTTTGGTAGTGTGGATTTAGAACCAATGGTAAAAGGACAACAATTAGTTGATATATTATCAGAACTAATAGATGCAATAGGACAACAACAATATCTAACACCATCAGGCCCATCTGCATTAGGACCTGTAAATTCTCCTGATTTTGGTATGATTAAATCAAAATTGAATAGTCTTTTAAGTCAACGAACTCAATTATCATAAGATGTCTTGGGTAACATTTAAACAAAATATTGTAAGAATGAGTGAAAACCCTGAATCTATAAATGATATAGATTTAGTAGCTAAGACATATGCCGAAGAATATGATGCTTGTATAAAAAGGGGAATGGATGTTATTAGTATGGCCAGTGTAAAGAAGGGTAATGTAGAAATGATGAAAACATTATTTAAATTTGCATTACAACAAGGACAACTATCAACAGTAGCATATGATTTGGTTGGCGCTATGGGTGGTGGTGTAATTGCATATTGGAGTGCTGCAGCTTTAAATGAATTTCCAATACCAATAATTCCTGCACCTGGTACCGTTCAAAATATTGGAGTTTATTATAATATGGTAATGACTCCTGGTATATGGAAGCCTGCATTTTTAATTCCACCAACAACAATACCACAAACATTAGTAGATATTTTTATATTTTATGCACAAACACATTTAGCTACGGTTACTGGATTTATTATTACAAATTCTTTATATCCACCATATGCAACACCTGGTCCTGCTATAATAAATTGGACTGGGTATTTTATTGACCCATCCCCAATATCAGTAAAACTATCAGCTAACATTGATTTAGATGATATACCAAAACCACCATGGATTTTAGGAGGTGAAACATTACAATTAGTACAAACAACAAATACTAAAGATGATTTTGATTTAAATAGTAGTGATATAGATTCTGGACAATCATTAGCAATAGATGGACCAGATTATACAATATTATATGTTCCAGGAGTAATATCCGAAACACAAAATAATAATCCAAATTTTCCAAATGGATTTGATTATAGTGGATATACAGGAAAAGCTTTAAGTCCATCTGATACAATACGAAAAATATATGTACCAACAATGGAAAAAGTACACGTAGATAAACCAAAAGGAATACGAGTATTGATGGCAGCTCAAGCTATGATGGAAGGATATTTCCCAGGATCATTATCATTTAGAACAAATAATCCTGGTAATGTTGGTACAGATGGTATTCATATTGGAAAATTTGATACTTTAGAGGCTGGTATAGCGGCGCAATGGAATAAAGTATTGGGAAGGGTATTTAAAGGAACATCTCCATATTATAAAACAACATATTCATTATTTAAATATTTGTCAACATATGCACCTGTTATGAGCAAAGATAAAAACGGAAAATGGTATAAAAGTACTAATAACCCAACAGCATATACTAATTTTGTAATTAATTATTTTAAAGGACAGGGATACACAATTACATCAGAAACAACACTTCAAGACATTTATAATATATCCAAATAGGTTAAATCTCAAAAATACTTAATTTAAATATTTATAAACATAACAAACAAAGAATAGAATATTATGGACATGGATAAACTATTAGAAGCCATTCAAATTCTGATTAAAGAGGAGCTTAAAGAGCAATTACCTGCTTTAATTAAGGAAGGTGTGAAGGCTGAAATGAAAAAAATGCTATCTGAAACAAAGGTAGCTCCAAAACCAGTATCAAAGAGTATCTCAATGGCTAATGCTATATTGGGAGATGATACTATTAAAGAATCGGTAGCTCAAACGGAAGTACCAACAAAACAATACAGCAAAAACCCAATAATTAACCAAATCTTAAATGAAACAAGAGGTGGAATACCACAAGGTGATGGTGGGTTTAGAACTATGAATTTTGGACAAGGTGATATGGGTTCAATTGCAGGTAGAACTGCAGTAGCTGATAAAATGGGGTATGGTGATATGGCTAAAGGACCTCAACCAACTGGATTGGGTGTAAACACTGGAGTAGCTGAAATAGATAAAGCTTTGAATAGGGATTATTCAGAACTTGTAAAAAGATTTAAAAAGAAGTAATGGCAATTGTATTAGGGCAAAAATTAGTAAAAGATACCGAAAAGTATAATGATTATGCTATTGGTATAACACTGCCTATACAAATTGGTAATACCGCTTTCAATCAATCATTTACAACAATAGAGCAAACTAAATCAAATATAAAAAATCTATTACTTACTAAAAAATATGAAAGGTTAATGCAACCAAATTTAGGTAGTGGTATGCAAGAATTATTATTTGAAATGAATGATGAAGATTTAGCTCAAAAGATAGAAGATACAATAAACAGTTCAATGGAAACTTGGTTACCATTTGTAACAATTGAAGATATATCAATAGAGCAAACAAATGAATTCAAAGATAGTAATCAAGTAAATGTTTCTTTGAGATTTAGAATACAAAATAATGTTAATTTAGAAACTCTATCATTTAACATCCAAGCATAATTACTATGGCAATAAACACTACAAATAGAAATTTTAAAAATAAAGGAAAAGATATAAAATATCTTAATAAAGATTTTTCTAGCTTTAGAGCTAATCTTATAGAATTTTCTAAAACATATTTTCCAAAAACATATTCTGATTTTAATGAAACTTCACCTGGTATGATGTTTATTGAAATGGCATCTTATATTGGTGATGTGTTAGGATATTATATTGATGATACTTTAAAAGAATCTTTAATGCCATATGCAGAAGATGAACAAAGTATGTTAGCATTAGCACAATTTTTAGGGTATAAACCAAAAGTAACTACTCCAGCAATATCTACATTATCTATATATCAGTTAGTCCCATCAATTGGAACTGGATTTAATAATAAACCTGATTCAAAATTTTATTTAAGAATTAAAGAAGGATTAGCGGTACAATCAACTAATGATATTGAATTTAGGACAACTAATCTTGTTGATTTTGAAGATGCAACGGATAG